GCACTAATGAAATTTATTCACCCTAAGGACCTTTCCGAATTCATGGACTTAAACCCGGCTCGACAACTCCATCATCTCCCACGAATTTTTGCTAAAATTGCGGGAAGTTGTGAGCGTCATCTAAAGGACGAGTTCACCTGGGAAGATTGTCCAATTGGGGATATTTTACCAGATGGAAGTTATATCACTGCTTGCGGCCCTCAATGTAAGCACCCATTTCTCTATGAGATGTGTGTTCTTAATTCACCTCAAGGGAAAGTAAGGATGGCAACGATGCTACTCGCAGCTTTATTATTTCTCCAATCATCGCTTCAAAAATTGCTAACTTCTGCAATGAAAGAGCTTCTTGTCGCGAAAGAAGGTCTTGTCTCTCGCCCCGACTTCGCAGGGGGCATTAAAGCGACGCTCTTATATCGAAGATGGGAGAAAGTTTATTTCCATTCAGGCGATTTAACAAATTGCACAAATAATTTTTCTTATGAGACTTCAAGAACACTATCTCATGCTCTCCTCTCCTCTTTTAAAGGAGACTTTTCACATCTAGATTGGCTAATTAAAATGTCCTTCGGCCCTTATCGTATCATTCGACAAACTAATTACGTTGATACTCTTCGAGAGCCAAGTCTTGAGGCCTATCTTGAATTCTTAAATTATGGAGAGAAACATAATTGGTTCACCACGAAGTCTGGCCAACACCTCTCATCTCCTCTATCATTCCCTAACATGGCTATGATGCACGCTCAAGCATATGCGAAGATTAATTACAAAGACTCAGAAACTTCACACTTAAAGAAGTTTCCAGATCGAATTGTAACTCAGCTCTATACACGCATGAGCAAATGTGATCCTGGGACAAAATTGCTATACTTACTAGGTATAAAAGACTCAGGGGATCTGGCATATTATCGGGGAAATCAACTACAAGAGAGTTGTGCTTATTTAACATGGGCTTTTCACCAATTAGGGCTACAATGGTCACTTGAGATTCCAAACTACTCAGGAGCTCCTTATTCAAAATGGGTTCGCACCCGAAAACCTTTCTTCCTCCATAAGGAAGAGATAACGGGAGTTGAGTATAAGGGAAACATATCAAAAGGCTATATTCCTCAACAGATGTCAACATTCCTTCCTTCATGGAGAAACCCAGCCTGGGCTCGTTTCTTCCAACAGAAGGGGATTCATACATATCTTTTTACGATATATTCCAACTTGACACCAACAAGAAGAAATTACTTAGCTGATAGAGATATGCTAGACCTGGACCCATCAAAGGTGTCGAAGGACCAAGAATACGAGAGTATGGTTTACCGATATAACCACGAGAAGAAGTGGCATCAGATCATAGGTAGACGAAGCTATCTATACACAGTTGGAGACGATCATCTCCACTTCACTAACGATAGCTCAATTATTACCCAATACCAAAAGATCCTTAAGTCGGAATTTCATCAATCATATAACACAAAAGCAGATTTCGTCTCAACCTCGGGAGCGGTAATCGCTGAACATTGTATTCAGATAAACCAGCAGAAGAAGACTGTATACGAGATTTGCTTCCTTCGCCCCAAACAATTACTGGAAGAAGAAGGAGATGAAGTATCATGGATCGATAAATTAAGGTCTATTATGCCTACTTTCAAACTAATTTATTACTCTCGAAATTTAAAGAAAAGAGGAGATAAATATAAAAAGGCGTTTAGAGCTCAACAAATATTCATAATGAACCATCAGAAGCTCTTTAATTATTACTGTACCAAGTTTATTTCGCCTTACTTACCATTTTATTTAGGTGGGTTAGGGATAGAAGGTTTTATCCCATTAAATGAACTTTCGAAAAAACATCTCAGGAATCTGAACTTTTTAATAGTATATTCCAATGAATTACTATATTGGTATCAGAAGAGATTTGCGAAAGCT